CTTCAATTTCTCGCGTATGATCGCCTTCAATCAATCTCATGCGTCCTTTAACCATCACCCAAAAGCACTCAAGTTTATAAATCGTGCCGGTTAATATCGTGCCCTTAGGAACCATGAACTCACGACAACATACATTCATTTCAGGCTGTTCGTTGTCTGTAAAGTGATGGACTACCGGACATTCAACAGGATCGACATTATCAATTAAAAAATCCTCGATTTTCTGCACTCGATATTTTTGAATAGCTAGTTGCCGAGCTGCTTTTTGCTGCTTTCGAGTAAGCTTTTTACTCATCAACAAATATCCAATACCTTGTTTTTGATACGTTATATTGTAGCATTTTTGGGTTATTTTTTTTGCAATGTGCAAAATGCATACATAGTGCCAACAGATACTTTATTGTTTTGATCGCATTGCCCCTTTATTTCTATAGAAACCGCGTCGCCTGTCGTAACATCAATATATTCCACCAAATGCAAAACAGATAAGTATGTACCTCTGCTAGTTGTATAAGACGGCAAAAAAACTGTTCCGCTCATTGTTGATTTAACAAAAGCGCCATTCCTCTTTAAATTAGCATAAAGCTGAATCAAGTTCGTGCTTCCGTTTACTGCTAACTCGTCAATATACAAATAAATATCGCATTGCAGCGTGCCAGTTTTTATATTGGCTGTTGTTAGTGATTTTGTTGTTATCAGTGCGTCAAATGTTGTTGTGATATTAGAGTTGACAGAATAACTGTCGCGCCATTTTTCAAATGTAGCATTTGCCTTTAAGTTGCTTGTTGAAATAATATCGCCATTCACATAAATCGGGTTTATACCGTCAAAAGTTATATTAGTTGCTGCATTGCCTATCGAGAACTTGCCGCCGTTTCCGTCAAAAACCGCCCCCGCGCCAGTCATTGATGTGCCGCTTCTTACTGCTGTGCCCACCGTTAAGACCTCAGAAGCCCCCAGTGTGCCGGTTTTTATTTTGTCTGCTGTTATCTCTAATATTTTTGCACTGGGAATAGAGTTGTTGACAAAGTATGTATTAATATTTGAGCTATTAAATTGACCGACTAAATTAGTGTCAATCGCTGCGCCCACTGTGGCGTAATCCGCTGGTTTACCCGATCCAGATACGCCGCCCCATGTTGCCGTAGTTCCCAGCCCTGCATCGTCCGCTATTTCCGATGTTCCGTTAATCAGGTTAGAGACATTGACCCAGCTTGCACCATCCCACCGCTTAAAAAGCTTGGTTGAAGAGTTGTACCAAAGATCACCTATAGCCGTTGCTGTAGGGGTTACGGTATCGAAAAATGTTAATATTTTGGTGTTTGCTGTGGTTTGTGCGGTGTTGGCTGCACTGTATGCCGTCGCTATCCCGGCATCTTGTACCGCTGCCCATGCCGACCCCGTCCAGCGATACAGTTTATTGCCGTCGTCTGTATCAAACCAAAGATCGCCAACATCACCAGCCACAAGCCCTGTCGGTTCTGTGGTTTGGTAATACGAGTAAATCTTCCCGTCTGCTGTGGTTTGCGCCGTGTTTGCCGCTGTGATAGCCGTACTGATAGCGGTGTCTTGTACCGCATTCCATGCAGAACCACTCCACCTGTAAAGCTTGTTGCCGTCGTCCGTATCGAACCATAAATCACCGGCATCAGCCGCAGTTAATCCGGTTGGTGCAGCCGTTTGATAGTACGATGTAATCTTGCCATCTGCTATAGCAATTGCCGCCGCTGCGTCGTTGGCTGCATTGTTTGCCGCCGATATTGCAGCAACAATTCCTTCATCCCTTGCCAGTTCCCACGCTGTGCCGCTATAACGATAAATCTTTTTATTGTCGTCCGTATCGAACCATAGATCGCCTGAAGCCGCAGTAGTTGGTTCTGTGGTCTGAAAATAGGTAGAAACCGCACCAGTGCCGCCAACAATCGCCCCCAAGTTATCGATGTTGGTTTGTAATTGTGTATGGCTGGTGTTGATAGATTGATTAATCGTCCTGAATATCTGATTTAATGCCTGTCGCAGCTTGTTCCCGAAATCGGGTGCGTTTGGCGTTGGTAGTGGAGGAATGCTGTATTGGCCCATTATTCAAGTCCTTGCGGGGTTATGACTGGGTTTAACTTAGCTATTTCAGCATAACCTGTGAGTGACAATTTAACCCGATGCACCCGGCCAGCCGTCATAAAGTCAAATCGACCTTGTGCGTTTTGTGTCGCTGTCGCTGTGGGGCTTGCTGGGGTTGGCATTGGCGCTAATGTTGGCCTCGAATAAGCGCTTAACGTGGCTGTGGTAGGAGCATCATGATAAATAGGCGTTACTCGCTTCAGCAAACTGAAGCGCTGCGAATCGTCGCCTAAGTCTGCCGTCATCAGTTCGCCGCCGGCCGTATCAGCATCGGATAATTCCTTGAATGCGTGACTTGAATCAAAATAAGACAATCTTCGCATGGCCTCAGAATAAATAGGAGTACCACCGCCTATTGTCGGAGTGTACCCGTAAGACGGCTTAATCGTCGCGTCCATGTCGTCCGATGTAAAAACAGAGGTCAAGTAATTAACCACTGACTCTACACCGGACAACGATCCAGCCCCCCAGGAACTCGTTTTATAGTTGTAAGCCACCCATGAATCTATAACTGTGCCCACATTGGACACATAGAACCAATACGCCACCCCCTCTAATGGATCATGGAAACTTTGAATATCCTTTAACCGGCTTGCTAGTGCATTAGCAAAGAACCATTTTTTTATACCATCGCCTATAGGCCGTGGTCTTGTGCCGTCGAATAGGTAAAAATCCCCATCGCCTATGAACAGGTGATAATCACCAGCATTAACAATAGCCTCATGTGAAACGCACCCAACCGGGCCAGGTAATAGAGAAAATGCCCAAATTACCGGATCAGGGGCAACGTATGACCCTAAATAGATAGCATTGCGTTTATAGATAACAAAATTTTCGCCTAACTGTTTTCCGCCAGTGATGGCCCCTGGAGTGTCCAACAGCGTACCATAGGCGCATGAAGTCGCCGCGCTTGGAGTCCAGTCGGTATAATCGGCAATGCCTGAGCAATACCAGCTATTAGCCCCATACGCAGCCGTATCAAGCGCCATTACGAACAAAGGCGATGCATTTTCAACAATCTTGGCTACAGGTGCATTGGTAATATCTGAAAATGCGCCGGTCGTGCTGACCTGAATTTTATCAATGCCATTGGCCGCCAGCGTAACATTGCCAAACTGGCTAAAACGCCATTTTTTAACGCCCGCTGTATAGTTCCCCGCCTTGCTTCTATCTGTCCATGTATTGCTTGCGCCCTCGTACAGTTTTGTATCAGTGCCGACAAATAAACGCCTTGAACCGTCCAGCTTTTCTATACTGATCGAGCCTAATGCCGCTGCACTTAATGCCGGATAACTGCCAACTGCTTGAGCGCCAAGCGCTGTTTTATAGCCGCCTCTGTGGGTAGGTATCATGTTATTGACATACAGCAAAGCGCTTGGCGTATCAGGTGTAGAATCAGGTAAAAATTTCAACATTACGCCGCCTTTATCGTCATCGGTGAATGCCTGCTCCATTCAGCATTATTGATAGCATTAATGGCTTGTTGATAAGCAGCTTCATAGCGTTGTAACAGCCCATCATCTTGCAAAAATAGCGCAGCAAAAACCATACAGCAATTTAGGTACAAATCAGGGTATTTTGTTAGCACGTCATTGGTTGTATTTGATACGCTAAGCGCCGGTATGTTCGAGGCATATCTAACAGTAATTGTTAGCGCGCCTGCTGGCGTTGGCCCTAAAACCAAGCTGTTATTCAGTAACGCGTAACTATGAGGCGTACCCGTCGAAGAATTGCCGTATTGATTAAGCAAAATATGCAAAGGCATAGAATCAAGCGTGATTGTTTGCCCGCCAGAATCTAACGATGCTGCTATTAATGTGCTGAAATCAGTGGGAAGCGTAACCGTGTTGTTGCCGCTTGTTGTTGTAATAGTGCCTGTTTTTTCAAGTTCCGAAACTTTCAGATCAACCTGCATACGTTTTTCGGCCATGCCGATAAAATCAGGTATAACGCTAGTTAAATCGGTTCTATGAGTCCATGCAGCAATCGCAGTTTGCAGGCTTGAGAAGTCAGTAATCATTAACTAGCACCAAATATTTTAGTCACAATAGGAACGGCTCGTTCGCCGAGAATGGCAATAATTAAGACCACCGTTCCATAAGTGGAAAGCCATTTTCTAAGCCCTTTTACCTCTTCAAGTAACTCATCAAGCCTTTCTGAGATAGCCTCAATCCTTGCTTCGTGCTGCGCTTGCTTGACGCTAAGCTGTGTACATTGCTCTTGTGTTGGCACTATTTCTCTCCTTTTGCAGGGTGAGCTTCGTAGGCTATGTGGCTACATGCGGCAAGCAGTAGCAGTAAGCTAGTTTTTAGCATCATCAGACATCACACCCATACCACCTGCAACAGTAGCGCCAAGATACATTAAATCCTGCATTGAGATATTGCCCCAGGATTGTATTAATCCCGCAATACCAACAACTAGCCAGATTGCACCCCGTAGGGTGCTTGGTTGATTCCAGTGGATTTTCATAGCGGTATTGATAAGTTAGGTGTGACTTGATATTTCAAGCCACTACCACCGGCACCACCAGCACCATAGGCCCAATCAAAATAAACAGAATTTTTATTCAGAGCAGGATCCCAGGCATCATCATTGATATATTGCTGCTCAAGCGTTGGCCTGGTTGCTGCCGTATCTTTGGCCCATTTTGCAACCTCTGTATATGTGCCAATTGCAATGCCCGTTGATTTGACCGCATCAAATAAAACGCCCCACTTAGCCAGTGAAAACTCGGCGTATTCGTGGGCGTATATGACAAGTGGAACACCATGCCACATTGCCCAATGACACAGTGCTTGCACTGATCGAGTCAAAATAGCGTCAGTTGATTGATTTAAAAAGTTGGTATGCAATCCAAACATTTCCGCAGAACTGTATCCTGATTCTTCAAGCGGGAATTTATAAATTACGTCAGTAATGTTTGCCACAACAGTTGATCCAAGTCGCGCGCCATAAAACCCGGCACGACTGAGAACTTTTGCAGCAATTGTTGAATTCGCACTACCAGCAC